TTATTTCACAGCCTGATTGTGGAGAAGAGGCTCTTGATATTGCCGAGATGCTTGCGGCTAGCGGGGAATTTGCTGTTGTGGGTGTTGACTCGGTTGCTGCATTGGTTACTAGAGCAGAAATTGAAGGTGAAATAGGGGATCAGATTCGTGCGCCACAAGCACGGCTTATGAGTTCGGCTTTGAGGAAGTTAGTTCCTATCGTCAATAAAAGTAAAACAGCAATGATTTTCACAAACCAAATTCGGGAAAAGGCTAATTCAGGAGGGTTTGGTCCGAAGCAGCTTACGCCGGGTGGTAGGGCTTTAAAGTTTCATGCGTCAATGAGGGTTGAAGTGGTTAAGATATCGACAAATAAGACAGGTGACTCGGATCCACACAGCATCCGCGTTAGGGCCAAAGTAATAAAAAATAAGATGGCTGCGCCTTTCCGGATTGGTGAATTCGATATTGTTTTCGCCAAGGGCATTAGTCGAGCTGGGTGCATGATAGATTTAGGGCTGATGGCCGACATTGTCAGCAAAAGTGGCAGTTGGTACTCTATGGGAGACGACAAGCTTGGCAATGGCAAAGAGCAAGCCATAGAGTTTTTAGAAGAGAATGAGGATATACTGCAAGGCCTCCAAGACATGATCTTGGAGTTGAGGAAGACTGGGAGGGAATAATGGCAGTTACACCGAAGTATGGCTCAGGAGATATAGTATTCATGAGAGAGTCAGCCAAGTTAGGCTTTATTGAATCCTTCAAAATACACCAAACAAATGTAGACGCGAATGGTGGCATCGCATACTCTACAATATATTATAAGAAACCACCATCTACACAAATGGTTAGCGATATCAGCGATCTCAGGACTGGTCCAACCACCGTCTGGAAGGCGGAAGCCGAGCTTATTACTGAATGCGATGCAGTTTATCTCGTGCTGCAACATCACGAAGCCGCGTACAATAAGTATTTGAGTCTGTACAATCAAAAATGCGGCAATGTTACTGGTGTCTAATGTCACGAGATTTTGAAGACTACGAAGAAGAATGTATTGTGCAATTGGCGTTCGAATATCCGGACTTCTTTGACTCAATCATCCATCTTTTCGAACCAGAACATTTCGAACGTCTTACAGTCCAATTTGTGTTTGCGCTAATAAAGCATAATTGGACTGTAGTCGGGGAGGTTCCAAGTAGGCAGTTAATATATGATCAGGCTGCAAAAGAACTTACTGTAGATGATATTGACGGCGATAAAATTCTGGAAATGATAAAGCGACTTCCCATTTATCGTGATTTAGCCACCATTAAGAAAGATATCATTTCATGGGCCAAGCACAAGTCGTTTGGCCTTTTGTATAACGAGGAATGTGTCAGGGCTTATGAACGTGGAGACTTTACTAAGCTTGAAGAAGTTTTTGACAACACAAGAAAAATCGCTGATATAACCGACCAAGGAATGTGGTATTTCGATAATATTTTATCGTTGTTTGAGGAAACTAGCGTCGACCATCTCACGACTGGATTTGCTGAATTAGACAGAGCATTAAACGAGGGCGGGCCTGCCAAGGGAGAAGTCCTGGTATGGTTAGCTTCTACTGGAGTAGGGAAATCCATAGTGCTCCCAAATGGTGGTGTGGCTAACGTTGTGAAAAACAGGAAAGTTCTCCACATTACACTTGAGCTGTCTAAGAAGCTTTCAGGATTGAGGTATATGGGCATATTCTCGAGAATACCGATACATGAAAGAAAAGCGTTTAAGAAGGATATCCTCAAATCTACACGGCGGATTAAGAATTCCTACCCAGATGGTGGACTCGTAATCTATAAATTTCCAGCAGATGAAATATCAACAGACCAAATTTCAAACGTTGTCGCATGGCTTAGGCGGCACAGAAATTGGGTCCCAGACGTGGTAATTATAGACTATATGGAGCTACTGAGGAGCAGGAATTCGAACCACAACGACCGGGATGATTATTCACAGCAGAAACACATAGCGACAGAGTTGGCCAGGTTTGCAGTGAAAGAAGATGTGCTGGTTCTTACTGCTACTCAGTCTAATAGGCCTAAGTCCGATGAGGGCATTTTGGATATAAATAGAGTAGCTGAGTCATATGGCAAGATGATGCCAATAGACTATTGTATTTCATTAAACCAGTCTGCAAAAGACTATGAGCGTGGCCGTATTAAGCTTTTTATTGCTAAGAACAGAAATGGACCCAAAAACAAAACTTATGTTGCCAAAGTTGATTATAAAACGTTCTCAATGAAGCTTATTCATAAGCGGACCAAGAGGGGGTAAGATGCCGCGTTATAACTACCAATGTCCAAAATGCAAACTAGCGGATCTCAAAGAATTTCCCGAAGACAAGCCTATTGTATTTCCGGACGGCCCAGACAATGAATTTCCCCTGATTTGGGAAGAATCGCATGGAATGAATGAAGAAGTCGACATAAAGTGCCCAATATGCGGCGAGGAAGCCAAGAAGACTTTTATAGGCGTAACAATGCATGCCTACATCAGGGGGAATTGCTATCTTGATAAGCCGGGGTGCCGAAGGGACATGGACTTACACTCTCTCCAAAATGATGACCCTTATGGTCAACATAGGGTCCCTGGTGAGGCCGATGACATAAAGCAAAAACTTAAGAATGCTGGTAAGGTCGGATACGATGAAACTGGCAAAAAGAAAACTAAATATTATACTGCTTCCAAAAAACAAAAATGATATTAATCTGTACATCATTTGATTCTCACCAAAGACCTTTGAGAACCATCATAAGAAATGGTGATCAAACTATTGTTGTTGATCTCTATGTGAAAGGAACACATAAAAACCTACATGGCGTGCACGAGGATATTAAACGTATCCGGAAGCTAATAGAATCGCAAGAAGTGATTCTCAATAATTTTAAGTACCATCTCCAGGCCTTTGGCCTGGACCCCACCTTGTTTTATCGTATATATGATAATCCTATTCCATGTGATAGTAGCGACGTTAGTATGGCTAAATGCCTATGCAAATTGATGCGAGATGGGAGCCATAAGTGGATGAAAATCTTGGCCGAGGCTAGCCAAATTTACCAGATTTTGGAGGATAGGGGAGTTGACTATGATAGTAAAATCCTTTATCCTAAATATCATACCACTACATTCACTGGCCGTAGCAAGGTGACCGGCTATAATATTCAGGGCCAAACATATGACAAGTATATATCACATGTTAATCACCACAATGATTATTTCATATGTTTTGATTGGATATCAGCTGATTTGAGGGCTGCTAGCATACTGTCGGAAGATGAGTTGCTTACTTGGTGTTTTGAACATAATGATCCATACAGTTATCTAGCTGAGAAAAATGGGCTTGATAGAGACGAGGTTAAGCTGTCCCTGTTTAGGGGGATTTATTCTTTGCAAGCCAATCCTATGGTTGAGGAGTTTGAGAAGCTATGCAGTTGGATAGACAAAAAACATTGTGATATTCAAGAGCAATCTAAATCAGTGTCGTTATTGGGGCGAATCTTCAAAGGCAGAAACGATAAGAGTCTTTTCAATGCACAAATGCAAGGAACTGTTGCGCATGCCATGCAGAGCGTGCTGTGGCGTAGCGCGAAAGAGTATGTTAGCAATATATTTACAGAAAATCACGACGCTCTTGTAATGTGTTGCCAACACGATGAAGTTGAAAGTACGATTGATCACATAGCGCCAATAATGTGTTTTCCGTTTGAGGGTATTTTAGAGTCAAATCCCATGTTCCCAACTAGCATCAAAGTTGGCAGATACTGGAAGAAATGGTATGAAGTCGATAGGATAAAACTAACTCAATGAATTCTAAACCCAAATCTCGCCTTAGTAAACTTACTAAAGGCAAAATGACCAAATTTAAAATCGAACTGCCTACTGGCGCTATCAATAGGGATTTTGCTGCTGATGTCGACATAAACTATGATTTGCTAGAAGATGAGCTAAAAGAAACGCCATCCCTATACGTATTCTATGCCAATCTTTTGGCGGAGCTTAAGATGATGATGTCAGTCATTGATCTTAAGATAGCAAAGCGTAAAGGAATTGCCAAACAAAAGTGGCTAGAACAAGCAAAAAGGATGGGGATTTCCTTGAGGCGTGAAGACTTTGATGATTTGATTGAAGCGGATGATGAAGTTAACAAAGTACGTACTGATCGAATAATTGCTGAGCGGAATTGGAACAGGGTATTTAATGTAGTAACTGCTATAAAATGAAAATGAAAATCTCAGAAGCTTATGTGGATTTAAAAGAATAGAACTAGAAGATCTCAAAGAATAAGGAGGAGCAATGAGCACGAAAATGGACAAGAAAGAGAAGAACGCAGTTCTTCAACGTATGCGCTCGAGAATGAAGAATCAAAAGTATGCCTCGGATCCCACAGAATGGCGTCCGCCTCGTGTCAGAAAAGGCGAGACATCGACCTACAAGTTTTATGTTCTACCTCCCCTTGAGGCGGGAGACAAAAGCGCCAATGGCAAAGTAAAGCAATCTGAAGAAACATTTTATGTGCCAATCGGTACGCACCGAGTTATGGGCAATAAATGGATTTCTTGCCCTCGCATTCACAAAAATGAGGATTGCCCGTGCTGTGATCTTGCCAGTGAATTATTCGATCTTACTGATCCATCAGAACGCGAAATGCGTTCCGAGATTGGTAGGAAGCTACTACCAAACAATGGATATTACATCAATATCTATTTCCCGAAGCTCAAAGGCAATCCTGAGGAAGTAAAGGGTAAGGTCTTTTGGATGAGGGTTGGAATTTCGATCTACAATATCTTCGAAGAATGCATCATGAACGACGATTGCGGTGATGAAGACGATCCGCATGCTTACGGCGATTTCACAGACCCAGAAGCGGCGCACCTCTTCATTATGAAGATTAAAGAAAGAAACAAATACAATAGCTACGAAACGTCTTTCTTCTCCCCGACTCAGAAGCCAATAGCCAAGGACGACAAAGCAATTCAAAAAATTTTGAATCTACGTTATGACATAAGGCTGCATAAGAGCGTAGATGTTGTTACTGAAGCTGAATTTGAGCTATTGGAGAAATTCACTGTTAATTGGCAAGGTGGTGGTGAGACAGCAGCGACGGCAGCGGCGACGGCAGCGCCTCCCAAGAAGAAGAAGAAGAAGAAAGCAGCCCCTAAGGTGGAAGAGGTGGAAGAGGAAGAAGAAGAAGAGGAAGAGGAAGAAGAGGAGGAAGAGAAAGAGGAAGAGGAGGAAGAAGAGGAGGAGGAGGAAGAGGAGGAGGAGGAAGAAGAGGAGGAAGAGGAAGAGGAGGAAGAAGAGGAAGAAGAGGAAGAAGAGGAAGAAGAGGAAGAAGAGGAAGAGGAAGAAGAGGAAGAGGAAGAGGAGGAAGAGGAGGAAGATCTCGACGACCCAGGACTGCAGAACATGTTAGATGAGATAAAGACTAACCAGGATAAAAAGAAGAAAGCAACCAAACCGAAGACCAAACCGAAGACCAAAAAGAAGACCAAAAAGAAATAGTCCAAATGGCGGGGGTCACTCCCCGCCATTTGAGTATTTACTATGAATAAATGTGATCACTTACTACTCGACGGCAAGAATATCATCTATAGGGCAGTTTATGCTGGCTTGGCCGACAAAAAGAAGCCAGCTCACCCAGTTCTTATAGCCTTGAGGTTTATCCGTGTTGAGATAATTAGGCACAAACCAAGGTTTGTGCATCTTTTTTGGGATTGTCCGCGCAATGAAGTATGGCGCAGGGACATCGATTCACATTATAAAGATCGAGGCGAAACTGATCCTATAGTGGATTTTAGAACCCACAACACGATTCTTCATTGGGTTTATTTGGCTCAATATTTAGGGTTCTCTCAATATTACGTTCCCAGGATGGAGGCGGATGATCTTATATATGCTTTTTGTAAGCTTTTGGCATCTGACAAATCAGTAATATTATCCAGCGACGGAGACTTTAAACAAATTCCATATTTTTCTAGAAATGTGGACCTATACAATCCGAACAAACATGCAATTGAGGGAGTTTCAGAAGTCAACCCGATCTTGTTTAAATGTTTTGCGGGCGATTCGAGTGACCGGATTAGGGGCTATGAAGGGATTGGCCCAGTTAACGCGAGAGTTCTTGCTTCTGAATTTGCTGCCAGAACGAAATTCTTTAGTTCAAGTAAACCGAAAGTGAAACGAAGTGGAGAGATCGTCCCCGCCGATGATGAAGAGTACTGGAAAAACATGCGGCTAGTGGATTTATCGCTTTGCCCAAATGTATATAAAAATATGAAATATGTAGAGCGTAAGTTCCGAGGACACAAAGATAGGCTACGAACCAAAGAGATCATTAGATATATTCGGAAAAATAAGATTCATGGTTTCGAGCACGAATTCAACAAATATAGGTCTGATTTTCAATTAGGAGATAAACCATGAGGAAAGCCATCGGCGTTTTGCTGGTCTTGGCCGTTTTGCTTTCAGGATGCTCTATTATTGACAAAATCGATCAAACAGCGATCGAAAAGAACGAGAACAATATCAAAGTCATGGCCGAGGAACTGAATAAGTATTACGAGAAAGACCAGAAGTTCATTGACTACTTTGCCAAAAAGAGCAAGAAAAGTTCAGTTTTGGTGTCAAGGGAGCTTAGGAATAGGGAAGCTATCACCTTGGCTGAAAGCATGACTAAAGCAGCCAAGAAGAAAGACAAATAAGGGAGGTCAGGATGGGCCCGAAAGAGGAAGCCACAAAGCAATTTACGGAATTTAAAGCAGAACTCAAGCTGCTCTCGGGAGAATGCGCTGATCTAGCTAAAGAAATTAAAGAAAATATGGAGAGTGCATTAGAGGATTTTCTCAATGGCGACATAGATTCTGAAGATGCCCAAGAAATTCTTTTAAACCACAAGATGGCTATTGAGTCGCGCTTAGCTTCTGGCGCTTTGATAATCGAATCCGCAGCTAAAGACAGGTTAAAAACTATCCTGAATTTCGCATTAAACATCGTGAAAATCGCACTGTAGGAGGCAATATGGAATGGCTATCCAATAATATCGGCTCTATTATTACTATCGTAACCGCTTTGATTGCTTTCATATGGACTGGGCTTGGTGTCGGTGAATGGCTAAGAAGGAAGGCTATAACCACCAAGAGTCTGCTGGATGACAAAATTCTTCGCATTGCGCAGGGCGTGGTTACTGAAGTCTACCACGATACAATAAAAGAAGCGAAGAAAGGCAAGTTGACGACCGAGATATCCAAGAAAGCCCAAGAAATGGCAGTTGAGAAACTTAAAAAAGTTTTGAAAGATAAGGGCATTATAATTCCTGTTGAAGTGAATTGGATAGTCGAGGAAGCTATCCTCGAGTGTAAAAATGAAGCGCTGGACCACAAATTTAGAAAATACGAGCTACTAAACTTAATTGGCGCGAAATAATGGCAAGAAAATCGAAGGCAAAAGGCAATAGGTATGAGCGGAGGGTAGTTAAGTTGCTTTCCGAGCTTACTGGCAAGAATTTCCGTAGAGTGCCTGCTTCCGGAGGATTCAATAAACAAGGCGACGTAGTTAGGGAACAGATTTTTCATGGCGATGTCATTTGTGATGACGTAGAATTTCTGTTTTCCGTTGAGGCAAAAAGCAGAAACAGTTGCAGCTTAGTGGCGCTAATCAAGAACCCTGATGGCTGCGAAATCATTAAGTGGTGGGGACAGTGCGTTGAAGATGCTTGTGGAGCGGGTCTTGAGCCTTTAATGTTTTTTAAGCCTGATAAGATAAATGATTTTGTGGCGTTGACAGTACCTGCAGCTGAAAGATTAGGAATTACAAGATCCTGCATAATGAATTTCTACAATAGAAACATAAAGATGCAGACGGGATTGCAGGCGATACCGACGTTCTGTATTGTCGATTGGAAGGCGTTTGCGCAATTAGATCCTAAGGGTTTGTTCGGGAGGTAAAATGTCGAACGGAAACGGAGTTGGAGTAGAAGAAATCAAAACACTGTCTGATGTATATAAAAGACTAAGACTGTTTGAAGGCGACGCTTTTAGGAAGAAACTCATTCTTGAAGGATTTAATAAACTAAAACTAAGGTTGAACACAAAAGACTCTGGCGTTCAGGTTGAAGATGAGTTTATGCCCATAGAGAACGTTATTAGTCTCGAATTTGGGCAGTTGGATTCTATGTTAAAACGTAGTCTGGGCGCAAAACGGGAAGACATGAAAATTGTATGGGAACTTACAGACGGACGGTTTGAAATGGATCCGTGGAGATGGGAAGTTGAGAGATGCAAATAGACATTGACCTGCTGACATATGCCCCTATCGCCACCTGGCGACCTGCTCTTGGCGATATAATTACTTGGAATGGTTGGTTTACGAGCTGGGTCGGTGTTGTCAATTTTATTAGCGGCGATGGCGCTGTGTCTATTCTCAAAGAGGGTAATTTGAGTCTTCTTTGCTCTCTCAAAAAATTTGAAACTGAAAAACATACAAAGGTTTTTGAGGTTAAAAAGATTAGAGGATCAGATGGCAAATACGGAATTATCAGAACCCATCCCAAAACCACATTTTTTATCTAATCTCCCTGCTGTTCTTTCTTATCCCTATATTTTAACTCTTGATGAATGTCCTGAAATTAGGGGCCAGTTTGTATATGCTGTTAAGGCCTATAGCGAGCATGGCTTGGCGGTGCTTTTCTATCGAAAAGGCGATAAAATCGCTATCAAAGTTAGTGATTTTGATGGGAAGCTAGTTTCAAAGGGTCATGAACTATGGGCACAGGCCGCAGAATTTATGACTCTATACGCTAGTAAGATTTCAGCTCTTATGTCATACATCAGATTACAGCAAGCAATGCTCTATTTGTCAGATAACGTACTTGTAGATGTAAGGCAGTCTCTTAACAAATTTACAGGCCCAGGCATGATTAAAGACATATTTGGAAAAGTCATCCAAACCCAAGAGGTAATTGAGGTATTTGTATTCGATGACGCTGCGCAGGCTAAAGCAGAAGCAAGAGAAGGCATATTTAAGGATGATGTGTTTTTGAAGCCTAGCGCTTTTAAGACAATTGAAAGAGGCAAAAGTCTCCTGCCTATGTACGCGAAAATTGCCGGTTAATATCAAAGATATTTTAAATAACTCGAGGAATTGACATGATAACATCCCATCAGAAAATGCAATTGAATTTGATACTTGAAGGCGCTAGTGAAGAACAAGCTTCCAAAATCAGAACTATTCTTGAAAGAGAAGGCATAGATCTTGATTTAGAGAAACCTGCTCCTGAGGGTAAACCTGCGCCTGAGCCTGAGACACCTAGCCCCGAGACACTTGAGCCTGCGCCCGAGATGCCATCAGGACCGCTCACGCCTGAGAATGTGGCTGAGATACTTAATAGCGTTCTTACCGATTTAGAGCAGATCGATGCAGTAATGGGCACGATCGAATCGGAGATGGACAAGACTTTACAGAAGACTTCCGATTACTCTGCGATAAGAGTAATCACTGACTTTCGCAAAAAAGTTAACGAACTACGATCTAAGACCAGCAAATATATACCACTCAAGAAAGCTGTTGAGCGTTCCATGGGCGAGCGTTCTATGGGTGAGCTTTCTGAGTTAGGATAACTATGAGACTAACTGTATTGCACGAAATGGCAGTTTCAACCGGTGCTGTTGCGGTGGGGCCAATGACCGCAATAGGAACACGCCAATCTACAATCTCAAAAAAACCTAAGCGCACAGAAGTGTTCCCCGGAAAAGGGGACAAATGGTATTTAGCGCCGTGGATGACTAAGAGAGAAGACGATGAAACTAAAACTTCTTCATAGTGCTGATTTAGGCACTCAGACCAGTCGACCCAAAGAACTTGTTTGGCAACCCGAAACTAAGAAATCCTTTTCTTCAAATCCTGCCTGGTATTTGAAAAACACCAAAGGCAATGCGTATGTCGGTCCCAGTCCATTTCCGGGGTTCGCTAAACGTTGAGATGTTGAGAAGTTAAATGCTTATAATCATGGGTGGATTGCCAGCAAGTGGTAAATCTACACTTGCTCGTAAAATAGACCGGGCTACTAGTGTTGTTCATCTGGATCCGAAAGCAGTATCAGATGACGGACTTGCCGCGTGGAAAGCTTGCTACGAAGCCTGCAATGAATGTATTGTAGATGGCATGGACGTGATTTTTGACTCTTGCGCACAAAATCCCTCACCAATACTCGAGCTTATATGTCTTGCTCGTAGACATAAAACTTACGTCCTCTATATTCTTGTTGAAGACTCTATAGCCAATTGTAGGAAAAGAGAGCCGAACTTTAATAGAAAGTTTTGGGAAAGATATATAAAGAATGTATATAGTAGTTGTGAAGTCTTGGAAGAGCAAGCGGATCACTGTTATAGAATTTATAATGATGGGTTTGACGAGTCATATAAAAAGATTCTGAAGTTTCTTAAATCTAAGGGAATCAATGAAGCAAGCGACTCAGGACCTGCCTGGAATGGTGTTAGAAAACTCGATGTCTGAGTGGGGTGTGCATGTCTAGCAAAATTGAATTTCTTAATCCAGCGCCTTATGCAATTCAGCTCGTTGGCCCGAACAATGAAAGAACATCTGTCCCTAGATTTGGCAAGATCGTACTACCAGCGTGGTATCTAGAAAAGTATAAGAATGTGCTTCGGCCCATTAGGTCAGTGAATGATAAGGCGCCTTTGGCTCAATCTGGCAAGATTCATAAGATTAAGAATAAGAACCAGATAGTTGTGAGAGATAGAAGACCAGCAAAAAAGAGTGCCCTTAAGAAAACTGTAATACAAACTCCCAAAATTCATAGACCTCACACGATAATTACCAATCGGAAGTCAAGGAGGCGAGGCCACCCGGTAGTTGGTAGGCAAGAGTCGATACGAGCCGCCGAAACAAAATATAGGTCTATTAGTGAACATTCATATTTCCCAATATCTAAAGACATTGGGGTCGGCATACTTAGCTATAATAGGCTGAATTGTCTAAAGAGGCTCGTAGAGTCTATTAAACGATACACAGATCTTAACCAAGTAACGGTGTTTATAAGCGACGAATCAAGCGACCCAGCCGTTCACAGCTATATAGAATCTTTGCGGAGCGAGTTTGTCATTATTAGGGGGGAAAGGTTGGGTGTCGCAGGGAACACAAACAGGCTTTTGAGATGCCTTTCTCGATTCAAACATGGTATTGTTTTAAACGACGATGTAGAAGTCAAAGCAATTGGTTGGGAATCGTTCTATCCTATTATGATGGCCAAGACTGGAATTAAACATTTCTGTTACAGGCAAGTTGGTGTTTATGGGGCGAGCAAGGGTGACGGAGCCGTCAGTAATATAAATGGAATTAAAATACAAACCATTGCTGATAAACCTCATGGGGCTATAATTTCCTACGATAATGAGGCATTCAAGAGAGTTGGTTATTTTGATACTAAGTTTGGACTATATGGTCTAGAGCACGTAGATTGGTCTAATCGTGTGGGTCTTGCTAATCTTCAGGCTAAAGGCTACCACGATGTCGTCGGTGCGGAGCAGTTTTTCGTTATCCATAAAGAAAAATCTGTGGTAGATGGACGAGCAAATAGCCTTGTTGAAGCTCGAAAGCTATTTGATAAAACCAAAGGGGACAAGAAAAGGATCTACATCCACCCCAATAAGGACTCAGTGGTTCCCACTATTTCTTACGTCATTCCGATTCGAGACCATAACAGAACCAAAAGCATTGAAACTGTAATCAGAAATGTAAAAGCCCAATTATTTCCGCAAATAGAGATCATAATAGCGGACCATAGCAAAGTACGAGCATTTAATCACATAGCGGGATGCCAATATATTTTGGTTGGTTGTGCAGCTGACGAACAGCAATCTTGCCAATTTAATAAATCCAAAGCTTTTAATGCTGGGATTGTACGAGCGACCAGTGAGTGCTGCGTACTTCAAGATGCAGATATCCTTCTGCCTAGTTATTATACGCAGAAAGTTTATGATATTCTTAAGACCCATGAAACATGTCATATTGGTGATTCTGTGATCTATCTTACTGCCAATAGCACGACGGAGGTATGCAATCGTAAGATTGTAGACGACAAGTGTAAACTTGATAAGCTTGTGACGTATTTTGAAGGCGGCTCAATTGCATGTTTGAAATCTGCTTTTATTAAAGTCGGTGGGATGAACGAGCAATTTGTTGGATATGGCTGTGAAGATAATGATATATTCAGACGACTAAAGGATGCAACTAAGATATACAATAAAAGGACAGAGCCTTTTATACATCTTTATCATGACCGGGTTCCGGGCTGGAAGACATGCTATAAACATAATCAATCTCTTGAAACTAGAATCAATCAACTAAATTTGAATCGTTATATTGTTTCGCTAAGGAAACTACTAAAAGATAGGTATGGTGTCTAATGGTTAGAATTCTTTGTTGTAATCCGCCAGGTGGTGCTTTTGTTTATGTCACCAATGGATATGGTAATGCCTTTAAAGCGTTGGGGCATCAGTTTCAAAAATGGAACGGTGATATGGCAGTATTGAAAGCGTTTAAGCCACAGATTTATCTTGGTGCTAGCGGCCACCCCCAAAATTTTCCTGATTGGGCACGCACAGAGTTCGGGACTAAAATTGGCATTCATGTTAACCCTTTTGGCGAGCGATTAATACCTCTCCATGGCATTAATATTAACGAACCGCAGAAAAATATTAATTGGGTTCTTGGTCAACATCCTGATTTTCTTTATTGTTTTGCGTTTGAGAATCGCATAGCAAAATATTGGAGCCAATGGGCGCAGCACGGACATAAAGTGTATCCAATGCCGCCCGGAGGCGACGCGGTTCATTTCAAACCAATTGGAAGAGATGCTGGATACAAATGCGACATTGGGTTTCTTGGGGGCATGTGGCCTTATAAGGGCCACGACCTTAATAGGTTATTGGTTCCTCTCATTAAGCATTATGGCCCTCAAATGAAGCATTTTGGATGGGGCTGGAGGGATACAAAGGAGTTGTCAGCGCCTGAGGATGTCAAATTCCTGTCATCGATGCTTATAGGCCCATGTATATGTGAACCTCACACTAAAATATATGGCATTGATGTTCCGGAGCGGATACATAAGATAGCCTTATGCGGCGGCTTGGCAATCACAGATAAATTCGAAGACATTGATAAATATTACCCGCCCGAGATCATGCCTACCGCAGAGACCGCTGCTGAATTTGTTGAACTTATTGATATGTATTTAAAAAAGAAGGAAGAACGTGAAGTGCTTATTAAAAAACAGAGGGCGCACAGCATAAGGAATCATTCATACTTTGCAAGATGCAAAGTATTATTACAGGCGGCTGGCTTCACCAAAGAAGCTTCAACTATAGATTCGTTCATAAATGGGCAAATTTGAAAACAGATTGAATGATAAGCTTGGTATTGGACCATCAAAGGCCCTGACGTTTGTAGATTTAGACGAGCGTCTAACAGGGATTCTTGAGGAACATCTTGGTGTTCGAGTTGATGTCCCAAACCCACCAAAAGCGCTCGAACTTAATGGTCGATTTGAAGACTGTGATATTAACCACTTAAAACAAATGTGCGAGAAACATTCCTATAAAACAGTGGTGTTTGGTTTAAGCAATATCCAAATTCGCGCCAAATTCGAT